TCACTAAACGATACAATAGCAAACGTACAATTCGATTGGGCTTTTTTACAATCAATTCGTAACGAAGAACGAGATGGCAAGGAAACAGGTCAGATGAAAAGTTACTACAATGGAATACCTTTTCAGCATTACATTTTGTTTAAAACAATTTGTTTAATGCCTGACAGAAAAGATGGACTAACAACTAAAGACGTAATGATTACTATGACAAATGTTTTTAACTTGGAAGTTTCTCAACCTGCTATTTCTAGAGGAGTAGATAGTCTGAAACAATTAAACCTTGTTGAAGGAATAAATAATCCAATCGGTAATGCTACTTTAGCTTGGATTAAACTTACAAACAAAGGTCGCAAACTTCAGAGATTACTTCTTGGTAGTACTTCTGAATGGAAAGACAAATTAAGAATAGTTTCTGTTCGTACTTTAGAAGAACAAATAGTTACTACAAATACAGACAACAAAAGGACTGCTTAATGTTAGCAATAATAAAAACCTATATTCAACAAAGATTACCTCGTGGTATTCGCTTGAATAGAAATTCACTTCTCGTTGATGTAAGCAAAAAGATAATGCACAACGGAGAAGAAAGAATTATCAGAAAATCTAAATCTGTTTTATTGGGTTTAGATAATGTTGTTGATAGTTCAAAAGCAAAACAACTCTTTGAAAAATCTTTAGATGAAGCAATTCGTCTTCAAAGTATTATGCAAAGAGAGATTGCACAATCTGGTTATGCCGAAATAGCAAACGTCTCAAGAATTGCAGATGGTTCTATTGGTGGTGTATGGACTAGATTTTATCAAAGAGTGCTTGAACAAATGACTGAAGCTAATCAGAAAAATGTAAAAATATTATTCCAAGATGTGGTTGAATATTTTACTGCTGATAAACTTCTTAAAGATATTTCAGAAGAAGAAATACAACAGTTCATCTCTTGGTTAAAAGTTAAGTGTGCAAACAGGGAGACTAATGGTTTAGGTACTGTTGCAAACAACACTATCAATAAACGTCTTGGTCTTATTCGTGAGCTGATGCGTGTAGCAATCAAGAATAGATACTTAACTCTTGATGAGTGTATTGACCCAACGAAGAAAAATCTTGGAGTTCAAGATTTACCTAGAACTGTGTCACAGCAAAAACCAGCAATGACTTTATCAGAACAGCATCATTTCATTTCTGTAATTAGAAAAGCAGGTGATGATAACTTTGCTAATATGATGGAGTTTGCGTTTGAAACAGGAATGAGACACAGCACAGAGTTAAATTCTTTTACGATTGATAATGTTAATTTCAAACGTAAGACAATATGTTTTTGGCGAAACAAGACTAATTCTTGGTCTATTGAAATGCCATTAACACAAAAGGCATACGAAATAGTTTCCAACTATAAAGAAGTAGCTTTCTCTAGAGTTGATAAGAAAGTATTTCCTTGTGCTAAAGGCCATATAAGAAACAAATGGAATAAATATAAGAAGTTAGCAAAACTACCTGCTAACATTACACCTTATATTACCAGAGGTTCTTATATAACTAGGTTAGTTGAAAATGGTCTTGATGCAAAAACTGTAATGCGTTTAGCAGGACATACTTGCATTGAAACAACTCTCAACTTTTATATCAATCCTTCAGCAAATCATCTTCGTAATGCTATATCTTCTTTAGATAATCAGAGAGATGAATTGAAAGTAATAGAGGGGTAATTAAAGTTGAAAACAATTCTTACTTTCGGTACAAACACTCCTACTAAAAATGCAGGAGTGGCGGAACTGGTACACGCACTGGTCTTAGGAACCAGCGAGGAAACTCATAAGGGTTCAACTCCCTTCTCCTGCACCATTAGTAAGAACGTAGTAAATATAGTGAGAAAAGTTAGTGGGGAATGTTTGCAACAATGTGTGCAGTATGTATGCAACGATGCAAACACAACAACAATAGGAGCAATGAAAATGCGGTTAGTTTCTAATGTCGGTAGACTTAGGAAAAAACTTCAGTCAATACACTGGTGCAATTTCAACTATAATTGTTGTTATTCCTCGCTAACTATTTCAAAAATCAACTCAATACACTTGTGGCTAGTCTTGCACACAACTGCGAACATTCAGCGAATTGTGTTTGCAATACTATGCACAGGTGTTTCAAAATGTTCTACAAATGTCTACAAATAATACAGATAATAACGAGTTCAAGGAACTATTGGAAAACCTTGTAAAAATAGGAGTAGGGGGAAAATACAAAGATAGAGAAGATTACGTTAAACTAATTCAAAGAGAATTAGAGTTTGAAGAACGTATGATTAGAGGTGGAATTGATAGATATAATAAATCTATTAATGATGCCAAATCTAAAGGCCAAGAAAGCACTACTAAATATGGTTTAACCTATACTCAAAAATACGTTGTTGCTCTTGCAGAGATGCTTAATAACGATGTTACAACTTGTATGGCAGGTTCAGCAGGGGTAACTCAAACTTCATTAAAATTAATATGCCAGTGTTTGTCTATTAAGTCTTTTAATGATGAAGGTATCTTTCAATCAAGGAGAGATGATTGGTTAGTTGTTAGCTATATCAGCTTAAAGCACGTTCTTGATGGTATTTCAAAAGCTGTAACAGTTAATGAATTAGCAATGTCCATTAGTAACGCACTAATGCAAGAAGCTAGACTTACTAAATTTAAAGATACTCAACCTGAAAAGTACGAACAGATTTGTCGTAAATTAAATTCAGAAGGTCAAAGTATGAAGAAGAATAAATACCGACATAAACAAAAGGTTTGGGTTTATTTTATGAATAAAAATAATCTTCAATTTGATGATTGGGCTTCGGCAGACAAGATACATTTAGGGGTTAAAATCATAGGTTATTTTGAAACTTTAGGACTTATAACTCACGAAAATAGAAGAACTGCTAGGAACAGAACTACTACTTATGTAGTAGCCACAGATAAACTTATTGAGGAGATTAAAAATTTTAATATCCGCAATGAAGCACTTCACCCAACTTTCTTACCAATGTTAATGCCACCAATGGATTGGACTAGTCCATTTTCAGGTGGGTATTACGGAAGAAAATATAATCAAACTAACAAAGCAGAGGACATAGCAAATGCACTACAACATCGTAAAGAGTACAAATAGAAGATATTTAGAAGAACTTAAAAACAGATTTGGCGATATGCCAGATGTTGTTAATTCAATAAATATTTTACAAAAAACTGAATGGGTAATTAATAAAGATGTCCAAAAAGTTTTTAATAAATGCGTAGAATTAGGATTACAATTTGGAAAACTTCCAATCAATCCTGATGAAATAGAACTTCCACCAAAACCTGTGGACATTGCAACTAACAAAGAAGCATTAATTAAATGGAAACGAATGGCTTCTAAAGTTTATGAAAGACGAGCTAAAAATAAATCAAAACATATTCAGGTTTTAATGATTAAAGCTGAAGCAGAATTGTTAAGTGGTTATGATGGTTTTTACAATGCTTTACAATTTTGTAAGCGAGGAAGAATTTATCCAAAACCTGCAATGCTAAATATGCAATCTGCGGATTATGCAAAAGGATTATTAAAATTCAAATATGGAAAACGTATGGCAGATGATGACAGTTATGGTTATTTTGCTATCGCAGGAGCTAACTTGTTTGGTGAAGTAGATAAAGGAACTATTCAAGATAGAGTTCAATGGATTGAAAAATACCAACAAAAAATTTTATCTGTAGCTAAATCACCTTTTGATGATAAGTGGTGGCAACAAGCAGATAAACCATTTCAGTTTCTAGCTTGGTGTATGGAATATAAAAACTTTGCAGATACAGATTATGATGCAAGTTTTATAACAACTTTACCTATTCAAGCTGATTGTTCTAATTCAGGATTACAACATTATTCTGCAATGATGCGAGATGAGATTGGTGGTAAAGCTACTAATCTTATTGATGATGAAAAACCAAATGATGTTTATGCCATAGTAGCTGAACGTGTTATTGCAAAATTAAAATTAAGAACAGATGAGTTTGCAAAAAAATGGTTAGCTTATGGAATAGATAGAAAAATTTGTAAGAAGCCAGTGATGTGCTTACCTTACAGTTTAACTAGATACAGTTGCAGAATGTATTTAGCAGAACACGTTCATCAACAATTAAATGAAAGAAATATTTCTCATAATTTTGGTGACGATTTGTTTGAAGCTACTAGATATTTAACTCCTATAGTTTGGGAGAGTATCTATGAAACAATACAAGGTGCTAGAGATATTATGAAATTTTTAAAAACAGTTTCATCTTTAGTATCTTCAGAAAACTTACCTATTAACTGGACAACTCCTTTAAATTTTCCAGTACAAATGGCTTGTTATTCTATGCAAAGTAAAAGAGTTAAAACTAAAATGGGAGAAAGTATATTGATGCTTTCATACCAAAAAGAAACTGAAAAGATTGATAAACGCAAGACTTCTCAAAGTATTTGTGCAAACTTTATCCATTCTTTAGATGCAAGTGTTTTACAATTAGCTGTTGTTAAAGCTCATCAAGCAGGAGTAGATAACTTCTCTGTTATCCACGACAGTTTTGGTGTGGTTGCTCCTGATACTCAAATAATGGCTAAAGCTATAAGAAATAGTTTTTGTGAAATTTACTCTAAAGATGTTTTGAAAAATTGGGCAGATGAAATGTTTGCAATGTTATCTCCTAAAAATCAAAGGAAATTTCCAACTATACCTTCTAAAGGAAATCTTAATTTAGAGGGAGTTAAAAACTCAAAGTTCTTCTGTATTTAAACAGTCTTTAATACACAGGTGAATTGATAGGTTGCACTTATAGATAACAACAAACAATCAAGGAGTAATAATGATTGAAAGTAAAACTATGGTAACACCTATAGGAGAAGCTATTTATCCTAGACTTCTCAAACCTGACACAAAGTTTAATGAGTTAGGTGAGTATAAAATTACCTTAAAAATCAAAAAACAAGACGCATCTAAACTATTGTCAGATTTAGACGCATATCTAGGTGACAGTCTAGCAGTTTTTGAAAAGGAAGCTAAAGGTAAAAAAATAAAATTAGCTCCAAAACCTTACACAACTGAAGGTGATTTCTTTATTTTAAAAATGAAGATGAAAGCTAGTGGTGTAAATAAAAAAACAAAACAACCATTTCAACAAAGACCAATCGTTGTTGATGCAAAGAAAAACCCAATGCCAATGGACACTTACATAGCAAGTGGTTCAATGTGTAAATGTGTTTTTGATGTAATACCTTACCACACTCCATTAACTGGAGCTGGTGTAACTTTACGTTTAAAAATGGTTCAGGTTATTGATTTAGTAACTAGAGAACGAGCAGACCATCTTCTTAAAATAGAAGAAGGATATGTTACTGAAAAAGTTCAACCAACAACTAATGAAATACCCCAAGTTCAAACGAGTGCAGATTTCTAAATCTGTAACACTCAAATCTGGTTTAGAGGAAGTAATCTATAACTACTTAACAAATAAAAAAGTAAAATTTGTTTATGAAGGTTTTAAGATTACTTACTCTATGCCTGAACAGAAAAAAACTTATTCTGTAGATTTTCCTTGCAGTAATCTTTTAATAGAAACTAAAGGAGCATTTAATTCAGCAGATAGAAAAAAACATAAATTAATCAAACAACAAAACCCAGATTTAGATTTAAGATTTATATTTTCAAATTCTAAAACCAAAATTGGAAAAAAATCAAAAACGACTTATGGCAAATGGTGTGAATTATTTGGTTTCAAATATCATTGTATTGCTACAACAAAAAAATCATTCCCAGATGAATGGTTAAACGAAATTAAGGAAACAGACGATGCCAAGAAGTAAAACTAATTTTATTGTAATTCATTGTTCATTATCAAAACCATCAATGAAAGTTGATGCAAAAATTATTGATAGATGGCACAGAGAAAGGGGTTGGTTAAAAATTGGTTATGCAAAAGTAATTAAAAGAGACGGAGTTATTGAACAAGGTAGATTAGATGATGAATACCAAGCTCACGCAGTTGAAATAAATGACGTAAGTACTAGTGTTTGTTTAGTTGGTGGCTTGTCTGAAGACAATCAAAACGAAGATAATTTTACTTCTGAACAATGGGAAAGTTTAAAAAAATTATTATCAGAATGGGTTATTAAATATCCTGATGCAAGAATTATAGGTCATTACCACGTTAATCCTGACAAGACCTGTCCCAATTTTGACGTAGATAAATATTTACAACAAGAAGACATACCAAATTACAAATGGTCTTTTGGTACTGTTGATAAAAGTGAAATAGAAGAACACAAGAAAGCAGATGCTTTATAATGAAGAAAGTAAATTTCTTTATCACGCACCTTGTCCTGATTGTGGTTCAAAAGATAATCTAGCAGTTTATAGTGACAACCATACTCACTGCTTTGGTTGCAAAGTAACAAAATATCCTAATTCGCAAGAGCAAGTTCAACAAAAAACAATTCAAGAAAAGGCAACTGATATGATT